TAGTTTTGCCAACACAGAATTCTACAGCAGTTTCATCGAACCCACCAATGCCATTACAACTATACAAATGACTCTAGTGGGATATACTGGAACGATCAAAGCTCAGGCTGCGCCAAACTACGAAAGTATTTGGTACAATGTTTCTGAGTCAACTACTTACTACAATGAAACTCGTACCATTTATATGAACATTGTAGGATGGCATCCTTTGCTTAGATTAGCTTTTAACAACAGCATATTTGCTGTTCCGACACAACCCGGAACACCAGCAATAGCCTATGCAACCACAGAAGATGGTGTAGTAACCAGTGTTACTATTACCAACGGCGGCAGTGGATATTTGGCACCTCCACAGATCAACTTTATCGGTGATGGTGCAGGGGCTACAGCAGTGGCCACAATCAATCAAGGTGTAGTAACCGGAATCGAAGTAACCAATGGTGGTTCGGGCTATTGGTATTTGCCCAATGCAGGTATGGGTGCAGGTGTGTATCCAAATAATCCGAACCAAACAGGTGCTGCGGTCATAATCAGCACAGGTTATGTGGTTGATCTTCTTTATAGATAACACCAAACTCACTTGCAGTCAGTAGATAAATCTGCTATAATCGTAGCATGATTGATGTGATTTCTTTTCTTCCGAATAAAAGAAAACAAACAGCTAGTGGTTGGATAAGTTTCAACGCACCCTGTTGTGTTCATCGCGGAGATACGCAAGACAAACGACAGCGCGGCGGCATTAAGCCCAACACAGATGGTGCATGGAGTTACCACTGTTTCAATTGTGGCTATACTGCAAGTTTTGTATTGGGTCGTAACCTAACATTTAAAGCTCGTCGATTACTTGAATGGCTAAATGTGCCACAAGAAGAAATTGAGCGCATTAATCTTGAAAGTCTAAAGCATCGATCAATTGAAGGCTTGTTGGGTGAACGTCAAGCGATCATGCAACAACTGCAAAGTATTGCATTCGAAGATCAAGATCTGCCAGCTGACACACAGCCACTCAATGACGCTGCACGAGAATATTTACAGAATAGGCGCATATCTTTAGACTACCCATTCTTGTATAAAACAATGCCTAGACCTGGTGTTGTAATCCCGTTTACCTATGATAATCAAGTGGTAGGACACACCACACGGTTCTTAGACAATCGCACACCTAGATATATCCAAGACATACAATCTGGCTATGTGTTTGGAACAGATTTGTTGCACGATAACTGGACCAATGTTATTGTGCTGGAAGGAGTGTTTGATGCGCTCAGTATCAATGGCCTAGCTGTGTTACATGCAGAGATCAATGATGCCCAGGTCAGATTGATACGTAGCCTAGGACGTGAGGTTATTGTAGTGCCAGATCAAGACGAAGCTGGTATGCGGTTAGTAGACCGTGCAGTAGAACTAGGCTGGTCAGTGAGTATGCCCAACTGGCCTGCTGACGTCAAAGATGTAAACGATGCTGTGATTCGTTGGGGCCGACTGGCAACTTTGGTAACTATAATGCAAGCCCGAGAAACTAGTAAAATTAAAATAGAACTAAGGAAGAAACAACTTGTTAAAAGATTACGGACTTGATGTCCAACGACTGTTCTTAGAAATGATGTTGCAGGACGCAGAAAGTTATGTGCGTGTTCAAAACATTTATAATCCAGAAAACTTTGATCGCAGTCTACGTCCTGCGGCTGAGTTTATTGCTCGACACAGCGACCAGCATAAAACACTGCCCACAGTAGAACAGATCAGCGCCAGCACAGGTGTTCGACTCAACAACATTCCAGACTTAAACGAAGGGCACTTTGAATGGTTCATGGATGAGTTTGAAGGCTTTACTCGTAGACAAGAACTAGAGCGTGCAATTTTAAAATCAGCAGACTTGCTAGAAAAAGGCGAGTATGACCCTGTAGAGAAATTAATCAAAGATGCGGTACAAATATCACTTACTAAAGACATGGGCACGGATTACTTTAGTGATCCTAGTGCTCGCATTAACAAATACTTCAACTCAGGTGGACAAGTAAGCACCGGCTGGCCACAGATGGACAAGATCTTGTATGGTGGATTTAGTCGAGGTGAACTGAATATTTTTGCTGGTGGATCCGGATCGGGTAAAAGTTTGGTTATGATGAACATAGCATTGAGTTGGTTACAAGCAGGACTAAGTGGCGTGTATATCAGTTTAGAACTCAGTGAAGAACTGTGTGCATTGCGAACCGATGCCATGTTGGCAGGAATGAGCACTAAAGAGATTCGCAAAGACATTGATCAAGCAACACTTAAAGTTAGATTGGTGTCAAAGAAAACTGGACAATATCGTATCAAGGCATTGCCAGCACAAAGCAATATTAATGATATTCGTAGTTACATCAAAGAAGTGCAAGTGCAGACCGGCATCAAAATTGACTTTGTCATGTGTGATTACTTGGACTTGTTGATGCCGGTCAGTGCTAAAGTCAGTCCAAATGACTTGTTTGTTAAAGATAAGTATGTGAGTGAAGAACTACGTAACTTGGCCAAAGAACTTAATGTGCTGTTTGTGACAGCAAGTCAATTGAATCGTAGTGCTGTAGAAGAGATTGAATTTGATCATAGTCATATTTCAGGTGGTATCAGTAAGATTAATACTGCTGACAATGTTTTTGGTATTTTTACAAGCCGTGCTATGCGTGAGCGTGGAAAGTATCAGATACAGTGCATGAAGAGTCGTAGTAGCACGGGTGTAGGCATGAAAATTGATTTGGACTACAATATCGAAACCATGCGTATTACAGATACAGGTGAAGATGCAGGTCCGGTTAATTCGTTTGCTAAAGGTAATCTATTAGATAGTATTAAAGCAAAAAGCACAATGGTCAGTAAAGAAACTGTAGATGCTTACACTGGGGAAATTAGCAAAGTCACTGCCGATGTGCAAAGTGCCAAATTGAAACAGTTACTAGGACAAATTAAACAGTCATGAAAGATCGAAAATATTTCTGTTATGAAATATATAAAAATCTTGCTATATGGTCACATAACGGTCATTTGGCATACAACCCCTGTAGTTTTTTCAGCGGGTTTATCAAAGAATCAGACTCGTTTGATTTAGATAGCATTTGGAATGGGCCCGAACGAGCAGAATTAAAACGTTGTGTAGAAACAGATACTCCGATTCCTGGGTGTAGGTCCTGTTACCACGCTGAAGAACATGGTCTAATGAGCAGACGCAAAAGTAGCCAACTACTATACGAAAACTATCATCATGACACCAATATTGATTTAGATGCTCCGCAAGGTTTAGATTACAGCGTAGGAAATCTCTGTAATTTAAAATGTGTCGTATGTGGGCCCCACAATAGCACAGCCTGGGTATCCGATTATCAGACGCTTTACCCTCTTCATCCAATTGATCAATTTAAGTATGAAAAATTTAATCAACTTGAAACATTTGACCCAGGGTTACTTAAAAATATAAAAAGTTTACACATCCACGGCGGCGGTGAACCATTGATGAGTAATAATCATATTAATTTACTTAAAGAAATTAAAAAAGTTAAAGGATTAAGTGATATTCGAGTATTTTACAATACCAACGCTACACAACGAGCGTCCCAAGAATTGTTAGAATTATGGAAGGAATGTCAATTAATTGAACTATATTTCAGCATCGACGACATAGGCAACAGATTTAATTATCAACGTACCGGTGCTGATTGGAATGCTGTAACAGATAATATAAAGTGGTATATAGAAAACATGCCACATAACCATATGTTTAACATAAATTGCACCTGGAGTTATTTAAATTTGTATTATCTGCCAGACCTGGTTGATTGGTATCGAGTTAATTTGTCAACCAATCGTTACGGCGATCCTGTAAATTTGATTTTTCAGCGTGTTATTGGAAACTTTAATATTTTGCATTTAAATGATACTGTTAAAAACATTTTAATTGAAAGATTTTTGAATTACCCACAGTTGACAGAACTAGTAAACAGTATCAAAACTAGCGATAAAAATCATCAACTCTTCTGGGACGAAATTGAAAAAATCGATCAGGTAAGACAAACTAGTTATAAAAACTTATGTCCTGAATGGAGTCAATTATTATGAACATGCTATGTTCCGGAAACCCAAATCATATTACTGTAGCCAGTGCGGTAAAAAATTATTTTCCAACAGCCAAGTTCGCCAGTCGTGCCACTGGATATGATTTAAGATTCTGGGATGCTGGCAGCGAAACTTATTTTAGAGAACAAATTATTAACTATGATGTATTTGTTAATAGTTCATTTATTTGTGGTGGTGGCCAACTAGCTCTATTAGAAGCAACACACGAGGAATGGGCAAAAGCTGGAATTCGTGGGCATATTATTAATATAGGTAGCACTTCTGAATATCTAGGTGTAAATGATGCTCAAGCCAGAGATCAAGTTTATGCCAAATACTCAATACAAAAGAGAGCCCTCAAGGACCGTAGCTTACAGTTAAATGGTTTAAATAATATCAAAACTACACACATTATTGCTGGCGGATTAAATGATGGAATACCCGGGCACGAAAACTGGTTAGAGTTAACGCATATTGCTGACACTGTTGCCTGGGCCATTGAGCATCCGTGCTTGATACCATTGATAGAGATCAGGGCAAACTGTTTAACGCCAATTGAATAATAAAAAGGCCCTGACCTAAAATGCCAAATCAATTTTGTAGATACCTATCCAATGGGTATTCGTTTAATGTAATCAAAAACAATTCTGTCACAGTAGGGCCTTGTTGTTTCTATAAGAAAATTCCGTTTGATTCTCAAATATTACAAAATCGTAAATTGCAATTTGAAACAATCAACAGTTGGACCGACGGATGTTCTGCCTGTCAAACATTAGAAAATGCAGGACAACAAAGTTTGCGGCAGTCTGGACCAGACTGGATTGATGATTTTGAAACGTCTCAAGACCCAGTGACAATTGATATTAATTTAGACAAAAATTGCAATGCGGCCTGCGTAATTTGTGATAAAGGCAGCAGTTCGTTATGGGAAAAAGAAGAGTCAAAATTAACCAATGGAATAATAAATATCAGACCTGAAAATTCCATTGACCGATTAATTGATCAAATTGTCAATACAGTATCGTTGACAAAATTAAAATATGTTAGATTTTTTGGTGGCGAGCCGTTATTTACAGACACACATTTAAAATTTATAAAACATATACCACATCCAGAACAAGTAACACTGCACTATACAACCAATGGTTCTATCTATCCCAACGATGCAGTTCTCGCCGAATGGAGAAAATTTAAAACAATAATTTTTGCCGCAAGTTTAGACGGCATTGACGAACAATTTGATTATGTGCGCTGGCCGTTGCCTTGGAGTAAAGTTAGTAAAAATTTAATTCGTTTGAGAGAAAACAAAGACATATGGAATTTGATGTTTCGAGTAGAATTTACAGCTAATTTTCTTAATACATATTACTTTGATCGATTAGAAACTTGGATAAAAGATAACTTAAACACCAATTTATTTGGAGACCCAACAGAAATTAACATTCATCAGTGTTGGGGCACATGGGCCTTAACAAAAATGCCCCCAACAATTCGAGAGTTAGTGCAAGCAAAATATCCAGCAGAGCATATAATACATAAAATAGTAGCAAACTTGTTAGATTCTGAGTCGCTAAACGATTGGCAACAATTTGTTAAAACTTGGGACGCCCGTAGAAACAACAGTTGGCAAACAGCATTTCCAGATTTGGTTCAGTGTATTTGAATCAAGTAACTTGACAAAACCAATAAATAATAAAAAGGTTCTGGCCCAAAATGCAAAAGAAAACTCGCAGTTTATTAGAAGAATTAGACTCAATGTATATTGAGCGCGATCAGCGCCACATCATTGAAAATCGTGCATCTAATGTGATAGCCAGTGCTATACGCTTGTTGGAGCAGATTGACTCTACTTACAGTAGCGACGATGCTCAAAATCTACAGCGTAAATTGATCAATGCCATTAGCCAGCGTGATCCAGGTAAATTTACCCGCACTGTGAGACGCACCGATGCAAATTCATGAAATAACACTGGTCCAAGAAGGCCTAGGCGATATAGCCAGGACAATAGGGTCGGATATCAAAAACGCAGTCAAGGCTCCGTTTGACAAGGCCAAAGTTGCCATGAACACGCCCAACTCATTCACTAGCGCAAGAGGCTACGGCGATGCCCAAAACAAGTATTATCAAGGACTAGTGGGCCAACAACAACAGGCTGATCTAACCGCCTGGGCCAAGAACTTGTCCACGGAATGGCTCAAACAACCTAGACCGTCAATACAAACTCCTACAACACAGACACAACCTGCCGCCACAGCACCAAAACCCACAGTATCACCAGCTGCGCCAGCCACTAATACAGCACCGATCTCTACCATTACCAAATCAAATTCTGGTTTACCCAACGCTGATGAATATGAAAAACTGCAACAACGAATAGCGGCAGCGGCTGCCAAACAACCAGTCCCGACCAACGAAGCATTTTCGGACTTGCCCGGAGCCAAACCTGCAGCAGGTGGAAC